TGAACATCCTGTCTACCTCGTTTTGAGTAACGCTCATGTATTCCCTTGTAATAATAATGCTTGTAACAACAGAAACCATGATCGAGCAGATAGTGCTTGCTATTACAATTTCCATGTTAGTCCCCCAATTCCACAACCAGCACACCAATAATGGTTCGTATTGTTTTCACAGGTTTTTCCAAAAATTTTGGGTCTTCTCCGGAAATGCTTCCAGGTTCATATATATTTACTGCCGTACCCATTTCTTTTTGATATACAACTTTCACAAGTACTTCTTCTCCAATTACATTTGCCAAGTCCGCCAACCTCAATCCAGATGGCTTGTCCGCCTTAATAGTTCCAACTTTGATATCGGACGGCTTATCGTCCTTACAAAAAACCCGAACATCCATATTTACTGTAAGTTCTGCGATATCATCTCTCTCTTTCTGTTCTAATTTGTATGATTTCACGCATTTAAGTTTCTTGCCGTCCAAAATTACCCCGTTTTCTATTTTTACAGTGCTAAACATTGTGTTTTCCCTCCTTATTTAAATTCTGACTGAAGTACTTCTATCTTCGGAATCAGTTCTTCCAGAGATTGACTTATCTCCTGATCAGTACTCCGAGAATCCATGTAATAGTCATGGATAGTTGAATACTGTCTTGACATATTCACAACTGAAAATGAAGCAAAAATCACAAAGACAACAAGCGTTACAAGCAGACAGAGGGTCTTATGTTTTAGGCTATCCACTTCTGTTTTAAGTTCTTCTGCCTCTTTTCTTAACGCATCAAACTCAATTTGATCCATTCTCTGCGATTGAGCATTGAACATCTTTCCTGTACGTTTTTCTGCTTCTTGAACGGGATCCATTCCCGGTGTTCCCGGACTGCCACTCCAACACATCCTCTTTTTCCTCCTTTTCTTCTATGCAACTCCGTATTTAATAGCCAGTTCTTTTACAATAGCCGTATATCCCTCAATCAGTTTCTTATCATCAGCAATCACATCAAGATAATTCAATTTGTCTCTTCTGGATTTGCAAACACCCTCATCTGCCATTCTCCTACGCCTGTTCGTGAGTCTCTGTTTTACATTCACTCCCATGCGTTTTTCCAACAGCTGATAGGATTCCGCTCTTACATCTTGATAAGACTTGCTGTCTCCACACTCCATACCGATTTTTCTCAAGATTCTTCCGGTATCTTCTCTCCATGATGTTGTATCGATTGCAACAACCTCACGGATGCTTTCAATCCGTTCTTCCACGTGCTCAAGCTTCTCTGCCTGACGCTTCTGCTCAATTTCCAAGTTAATCATGACCTGTAACTGCGGTGAGAGTTCTTGTGTGGCAAGAGATGCCGCTTTGTATTTCTTTTCTACCCGGATGAAATATCTGCGTACTTGCTTTCCTTTTTCGTTCCGCTCAAGCATTGCCATTTCTTTGGCAGTATCCAGTTTGATTATGTATTCCTTCTGCGTTCCGCCGTTTACTAAATTTTTAGTAAGCGTATCAAAATCTTCTTTCTCGCAAGCATCTACGTCTCCAAGTCTATTTTTAACCCAATCGTTAAATCTGCTTTTAACTCCAAGAACCTCATGCAGTTCTGAACCGTATACAACTTTTTCTCCTGTGCTTGTCTCGTATACTGGGACAAGTTCATTTTCAATTACTTTTAATTCGTTCATTGTTCGTCCTTTCATCATCTTGCTTTCTTTGTTTCTTTCAAAAATGCAGATGCAGCCATCGAAATAATCCCATCGATCTTTCCCTGTGCTCTTTCCGGAAGCTTATCCCAGTTCTCCGCAATCTTTTTTAAAGTCCTCTAATCGTTTTTCTTCTTGCTTCTTTGTGATGTTTTCTGATGTTTCACTCATGTTCTCACCTCTTTCTTGTTGAATCTTTCTTGTCATTTGTTTCCTTATCTCCTATAATTTACCTACAGGCATCCGCCAATGCCGAGTGTTTAAGAAAGGAGATCGACTATGGTACTTAAATCTTTTGACGAATTTAAAAAATCGTTAACACAAGAAGATATCGACTATATCAACGGCGTTAATGATGAGGATTATCCAACGCTTGAAACATCTCTTGGAGACCCTAATGCTTTTAACGAAATAGCCGGATTTATAGCTGGATTCAGTTTTAAAATGAACGTCCGTCTTCTTGAGTTGTATCACAAATGGCTTTCCGAACAGCTTGAGAAATAATCTTTCCATTAAGCACAATATCGGAACTGAGCTCCTTGCTTTTTTTAATAGCTTGGAGTTCTTTTTCATTAGGACATCCACAATATTGACAATATTTGTTTGAACTGTGTATTAAATTTTTGCACCGAGAGCAGCGAATAAAATTTTCGTGTTTTAATAAGTATTCGTTGCACTCTTCTTGTGTCATAATCACAGTGTCACCTACTTCATGTTCCGTGTATCCCATTCTCGCTCACCTCCTACTCCAAAAATACTCAACACTTACGCCAACGAATCTGTCGCAACCTCAAACAGTTCATTGAACGTGTCACTGTAATACAACGGCTGCACTTCCTTCTGATTATGTGGACTGACTGCATTCTCGCCGTATTTCAAACCTTTCTCCGTCAGTGATTTGAACTTCTTCACCATTCCCTTACTTGACTTGCGTTCCTTTTCTTCCAAAATTCCAGCTGATAAAAGTTTCTTATTGAACTGCACTGCACTGATTCCGAGATTGTTTTCTTTCAACAGTGCTGTGAGTGACTTCATTTCCCTATTGCCGTTAAACTCGTAATTAGGCAAGAACCCTGTTGGAATATGGTAAGAATCGTAGAAGCCTTTCAGCATTAGTAATTTGCTTGCATCGTTCATTCTCAGCATACTTGCTACCACCTCCAGTGATTCCACCTGCTCTTTTAACGGAATGCCTACGTACTGTGTTCCTTTTTCGATGAAATCTTTCATCTTCTCGAATGCTTCAATATATGTAGCTGTGAAAATGACACCTTTCTTTCCGGTCATTTTGTTGGCGATCATGTCGCACCCTTTCTTTGTGCAGAGGTAACATGGTCTTACTTCTCCCTTTGAATCTGTGTAAGTTGATTCGATGAAGAAATCAACCAATCCAAAATTGGATTCGTTCAAATGTTTGCAATACTCTCTTATATCTCTTAATAGTTTTGCATGGTCTTTTCCTACCATCATTGCCACTTCTCTACTGTCGGTGAGTAACTGACCGTTTTGTTCAAATACTGTTAAATTGTTCATTTTATCTCCTTTCGCAAATTAGATTTAAAATTCAATTTAATTGAATCTATCAGGTATAAAAATAAAATCCAAAGGGATTCCTGAAAGCTCGCTTATTCTAATAAGTTGAGGATAAGTAGGTTCTGTCTTTCCTTTTTCCCAGTTCACTATAGTAGTATTTGAAACTCCTAGCTTTTCGGCAAGCTCTTTCTGCGTAAGACCAGCATTGACTCTTGCAGCTTCGAGAGATATCTTCGGCATATCGACTCCTCCTTTCTCTTTGTTATGGCTTAATTATAATTCAATCAAATTGAATTGTCAACACTGAATTTCAAAATAATTGAATTTTATATTGAATTTTTTTGTGTTATGGTTTACAATGTGTTTATGGAGGAAAATAAAATGAATGATGAAAACACCAAAAGGATTTTCTCTAAAAATTTGAATTACTACTTATCCTTAAATAACAAGCAACAAAACGAAGTAGCTAAGGATATTGGCGAGAACCCAAGTACTTTAAATATGTGGTGCAAAGGAAATTCGATGCCTGGTCTTGGTAAGGTTCAAAAACTTGCGGATTACTTTAAAATAGGAAAATCAGATTTATTAGATGAAAAACTTGATTCCGATGCAACTGTTGACGCCAGCATACTTGCGAATGTAGAACTGATGGATTTTATAAAGATGTACAATTCACTTCCAGTTGACGACAAAAGTGCAATACGGCAGATAGTAATTAGTCTGCATGAAAAGAATAAAGCGGAGCCGAATTAGCTCCGCAATTCAATAAAGGATTTAATGAGATTGTATATGTAGTTAACCAATTTAGGATTTGACATATTATCAATCATTTCATGCAACCTTTGTTTTTGTTCATCCATTTTGCCATCCCCCTAACTGCAAAAACACTTGTTCGAAATCCCTGAATATATAATACTATTTCAGGCGACAAAAATCAACATTTTATTCGAACATTTGTTCTTATATTTTATAATGATTGATGGAAGATTTTAATTTAATATGGTATAACCGCTTCGGCGTTTATATAGAGCAAAGTGGTGTTAAAGTGCACAAGAAAGAGAGGAAAAAGAAATGAAAAAGAAAATTGTAGTATTATTATTGGCGGTAACCATGTCGTTATCAGTTATAGCTTGTGGAGGAGAAAGTAAGGAAGTAAAGAAAGAAGAAGCTCCAAAGGAAGAAACTGTCAAAGAAGAAGTCGATGATGGGAAAATAGAACCCGAGAAGCCGGCAGAGGATAAAGTTTATACAAACGGTGAAACTTGGAATGTTGATGGATTGTTCTCACTCACCTTTACTGCTGCGACGCCAACTGATGAGAGAAACCAGTTTTCTGAAAAGTCTCCAGCTCAAGTAGTGGTTCTCAATTATGATTATGAAAATATAGGACTAGATGATGATTTGTATATTGACAACTTTAAAGTAATAGATGCAAACGGAGAGGTGGCTGACACATATCCTGCTGGAGTAACCAATCTTCCACAATCCACTCCACAAGGAGCGAAATGTGCAGGCGCACAGGATGCGTATGGCTTAAATAACGTAAGCGATAAAATCTCAGTAATCGTTTCAGTTTACGATGACGACTATAATGAGCATAAAGCGAAATTTGAATTAGCAGTACAATAAAAACAGCCTATGTTCCAATACAAGGACGGCGTTTATATATAGTAAAAGTCGTGTTGAAGTGACGGGAAAGAGAGGTAATTTATATGGATTGTAGAGTGAATCCAGAAAAAACGAAACTTGAAACTGTTAAACCAAATTGGATTTTAGGACTATTTCTAATAATACTTGGAGGAATATTCATATTCCCATTTTCAATTATAGGTTTCTTTATCTTTGTCCTACCAGGAGTTGGATTATTGATTTTCGGAATGAGCTTTATTATGGCGGGCATTCAAAAGATTGTCGGAGGTGTGAAGGTGACATGCCCTTATTGCGGAAAAACGTGTGAAGTTTCGAAGAATAAGACAGCGGTGAAATGTTCAGCATGCAAAAAGAGTAGCGCTATCAAAGAAGGATACGCTGTCCCTATAGACTAAATAAAAAAACCGCCCCTGCGCCAACAGAGACGGTATACATATCCGAAGATATGCTATTGAAATCCACGAATATTGTATCATCTTCGGAAACAGCTTGCAATCCAGAACATTTGTTCATGTGCTGGCTGTTATTTTTATACTTAATTTTAAAGGAGATGATTGTATGGCCAAAAGAAAAAAGCATCCTCGTTTGCCCAATGGTTACGGTCAGATACGCTTTCTCGGCAAAGGGCGCCGCAATCCTTACGGCGTTTACCCGCCAGCTAAAGAAGAATACGAAAACGGGCAAATGAAGCCACAGAAAGCAATATGCTATGTTTCTGACTGGATGATCGGCTTCGCAGTACTGACAGCATACAAAGCCGGCACCTATACTCCCGGCATGGAAAATGATATCCAGGTGGATGACAAAAAGAATGCGGAGGATTTTATCCAGTCTCTGCTTGCAAATTATAATCAGGTGCAAGGAATTAAATCAAAGGAAGAGCCACAATTAACATTTGCGGAAGTATACCGGAAATTCAATGTTAAAAAGTTTGGGCATGAATACGATGCGAAAAAAGTAAAACGTACCAGCTTAGAATATACGCTACGCGCAGGATTCAAGAACTCTGCTGCCCTACACAACAGAATTTTCGCAGAGCTTGTTACAGACGATCTACAGGAAGTAATGGACGCTTGTCCACTCAGACACGCCAGCATAGAACACATCCAAAATCTATACTATCACATGTACAAGTATGCTATGGCAAACAATTTATGTACAAAAGATTATTCGTCTTATGTCGAAATCACACAGGATGACGATGACGAGCATGGCATTCCATTTACTGATGAAGATTTGAAGAAATTGTGGGAAACAAAAGAAAATGAAGTGTCCGAGATGATTCTGATCATGTGCTACTCCGGCTTTCGAATCTCTGAATATAAGACTTTAGAAGTCCATTTGAAAGAACGTTATTTTTTGGGTGGTATCAAAACGGATGCTGGGAAAAACAGAACCGTTCCGATTTATTCCGGGATTTTAAATCTTGTAAAGCACAGGATAAAAGTACAGGGTTATATCCTGCCTGATAGAATCGATATATTCCGGGATAAGATGTATGCGCAACTGTCCGCACTTGGAATTGAAAAGCATACTCCACATGATTGCCGGCACACATTTTCAAAATTGTGCGAAAAATATAAAGTCGCGGAGAATGATCGAAAAAGAATGCTTGGACATAAGATAGGTGATATTACAAATGACACATATGGTCACCGGACATTGGAAGACTTAAGAAATGAGATTGAAAAAATAGAAATCAATTTGTTGTAAGTGTGTTGTAAACGGTTCGATTATTCTACCTGAAATCAATTCTTTTTTGATTGCATTTTATTCGACAAAAAGCCCGTGGTTGACACGTTTTTTGAAGTTTTTGCGTCAACCACGGGAATCTTTGAAAATCAATAAATCTTAAGAATCTTTAAAGATTTAATAACGATTTTATAAGCTTTATCAATGTTTTTGTTGTAAGTGTGTTGTAAATAGAATGTTTTTATTCAATAAGATTG